ATGCTTCGCATACGGTTGCTACGCAACGTTCTTGGTAATTAATTATATAAACCAGGAAATAGAAGTCAAGATATCTTTCAAAAAAGAGTTCCGCGAATTTTATCCCCTAAGGGTGTTAACAATGTTTGCATCCTACAATAAAGGACAGTTTGGCGAATCATTTACTGTAATCTCCTTTTGAAAGTAAGTGTCCCGTTAGTACAGTATATTCGAGTTTTTATGTTATCTAGCAAATGCTTGGCTTAAATCACGACAACTTTTACACCTACTCCGATTATTTGACATTTAATCTAAGAACAACTATAGTAATGTGTACTCAAACACAGGAGATTTAAAAAATGTCATCTGACTTCCTTAAAACCTTTTTCAAGATCACTGGTCACAACCTCCCCGACCCAAGCACTCTTAAAAAGACCGAAGAGAAAGTAGCTCTAGCCACCCACCTCAGAAATGCAGGTGAGGATGTTAAGGCTATTGCTATGTATTTTAGCTGCCACCCTTCCTACATATATCAATTACTTGCAAAAGGTCGCGAATCAAGAATGAGCGAACTTGAGTGCCAGACTTACAAGGATCACTTCCTTGAGACTGTCTACAAGCTTGAAGCAGACATTGACATGTACAAAAAGGTTCAGGCTGGCCTAAGAACCGGATACAAAGTAGAAGAGATTGACGGAGACGGCAACAAAGTAGAAGTTAAGAAGAAAGGCTCCATCCGAGACTTCAAGGACGTAGGCAGCTTAATCTTCTCGCTTCAAAAGGAACTCATAAATCTAAAGAAGCATGTAGGTATTTTGCCTTCTGCTCAAGCGGAAAGCCTCCACTCCACCTTACAAGATGCAGATCCTTCAAACAATGAAGAAGATGTTTCCTTGAAGGAAAAGAACACAGAGGACGTTCAGGCTCTTTTAATGGCTAAACTAAGTCAAAGAAACCCTTCAATTCAAGAAAGTGTTTTAAAGAAGATTGGAGACGATTCAATCCTATGATCTGCAAGAAATGTAGAGCTATGGTTGGAAGAAGCAACCTAACAGAATCTTCCACCTGCAAAGACACAATAGCCTGCAACGAAAGGCTTAAAAACAGGGAGGACTTCCACTCAGAAGAGGAAAGCTCTTTCAACTTTAGAAAAATAGATCCGTCTTCATTGAGGATTCCTAGTCAAAGAAAAGATACCGAGTAATATATTACATGTTGGACTTAAAAAACTTATCGAAAGAGGATCAAATATCCTACATCTCTCGTCTGGACATCCAGAAGAAGATGTACGAATTCGCCACAGAGTGTCACAGAAACATGAGTGGCGAGAGAATGCGTTTCGATACCTTCCAACATATGATTGAGCTTTACGATGACATTGCTTTATTCAAGGATGTTGTGATTGTCGGGGCGACTCAGATTGGCAAGACGGACATGCTGATCATTTACATCCTTGCCGCAGCTTACTGCGGATTGAATGTGTTTTACGTTTTGCCACACAACAAAATGAGAGACAAGTACGTACAGGAGAAAATCCTAAGACCTATCAGTACCTCTCCTGAATACAAGAAGATCAAGAAAGAATCTGTAGCCAACTCTGTCGAGCAGTTGCAGTTCGGTAAAGGAATGATCAGATTCGTTTCGGCAAACGTAAGATCCGAAATGACATCCTTCTCAGCCGACATTATAGTTATTGACGAGACAGATCAAATCAAAGGAGAAGGCGTAGAGAACATTGAACTCGGTCTAGGACGTTTAGACGGGTCAATTCACCAGTTCAAAAGATTTGTATCCAACCCTTCAGATTCAAAAGGTTTCATTTCACAGTGGTATGAGAAGTCAGACAAGCGTGTAAGAAAATGCCCTTGCACAAAGTGTGGAAAGTTCAATGAGCTAGATTGGTTCAAATCTGTAATAGAAGAGATAGAGAATGAAGATGGGGTTGTCGTCAGTTGTAACTTAAGAGACAAGGAATGGGAACCAGGATGCGGAAGAGATGTTCTAATCAAATGCCCAGAAGAGGGCTGCGATGGGAACATAGATAGATTCGCCTCAAATGCTTTCTATGAAGCTACTGCAGAATCAGAGCAGGGAATCGTCGGCTACAAAATGCCATCTCTAATCTCACCTCTTGCAAAAGTATCCTCCCTTTGGTTTGAGTACAGAGATGCAATAGGCAAGCCTTCGAAGATGTCAGCCTTTTACGCGAGACGTCTGGCAGAAGCCTTCTCTGACGTAGGTCACAAGATCAGCCAAAACGTCCTTGAGAACTGCATTGAAGAAGATTACTTCTTCACACTTGAGCAAAACTGCGGATACCATACTTGGAGCTTAGTTGACACACCTGACGTAAAATGTGCTATGGGTATCGACGTATCACCCTCACATCTCGACGTCAGCATAGCTTCCGTTGAAGGAAACAAACAACGCTTAGTTTACATCGGAAAGCTAGACCCTCAAGGGGACTACGAGCTTCACGATTTAATTGAGAGATACAATGTTGAATGTGCCGTAATAGATATCGGCCCGGAAAAGATGTTCTCAAACAACTTCCAAGAAACAGCAATGTGTGACGTATGGAAATGTAAATACCAAGGGTCAGGTTCGGACAGGGACATGAAGTACAACTTCAACGATCTTATATTAAATACCGACAGAACCGAGGCCTTAGACAAGTCATACTCAAAATACAAACTAAAGAAAATTATTCTGCCAGAAAACTATCGAGATATTTTAGATGGTACTTTCGAGGCAGAGATGAAAGCCTTATCAAGAGTTATCAACGAAGATCGTTCAGGGAAGTTGATAGTTTCATGGGAAGGTAGTAATAACGACCATAGCAGACACAGCGACTGCTACAGAAATCTTGCTGCAGCATCTATGCTAGAAGACACTCTAGACTTAGACTCAATTCATATAGGTTAAGAAAAAATGTCAAGTAAATATACTTTCTCAGAAACTGCAGATCTCGATGATTACATTGAAACCTTAGAAGTGGATGACAGTGCTATGTCAACTATTTTCTTAGACGACAACGGCGTGTCTTCAGACCCCGTAGATATTCGCGACTTGATGGCAATCTCCGAAGGCACTTCTGCACCTTCAGACACAGAAGTTTTGAAAAACATGGTAGGCAAGAGTTTGAAAAACTCTACGCAATCAAACAGAGAATACAACACATTGACTTCCGTATCTATTCCAAGCGTAGTAGGGAAGGTTGCCCCTAGGCCTTACGATCCAGATTGCTTTTCTAGGTTTCTTGAGATTAACGAAGTACACTTCAAAGCTGTTAAAACAAAAGTCACAGACACTGTAGGAAGGGATTGCAAGATCGTACCTGCGCATCCAATAAAAAGAGACTCAATTGACACTGACGAGCTTGTTTTTGGAGACTACGGGAAAACAGTCACAGAAGACGAGTTCCAAGCAGATAGAGACAAAATACTTAACTTTATGCAGAACTGTCACAAGACAGCAAGCTTCAAAGATACCTGTCAAAAAGTAGGAATGGACAAAGAAGCAGTAGGTTGGTCTGCTTTCGAGATCATCAGGTCTTTCGACGGGAAGATCGACTCTTGGCGTCACTTCCCCGCAGCCAATTTGTATGTCCTAGAAGGTTGGGAAGGTTTCGTAGAGATTCACACAAACGACACCTCAGAAGGAGCTTCCACACCTACATATACTTACTACCAGACTTTTGGAGACAAGGTCTGCACTCTAAAGCAAGATCCTTTTTCGAGAAGCAAGAAGAAGACCTTAAAACAACCTTACCGACCAGAGACGGACGGTGAGCTTAACGTTTTAAAAAACCAAAAACTAACTTGGGATCTAAGAGACAGGGCTACAGGAAAACCAATCTCAGCTAACTTGCTAAACTTCAAGAATAAGTCAGCAAACGAAATCTTATTTCTACCGAACGTACACCCCAACACAAGATATTACGGTTACGCTGACATCGTACCTGCGATAGGTGCAATCTTAGCAAACAACCACATCCGAGATTATCTATTGCAGTTCTTTGAGCACAATTGTGTTCCGCGATATGCCGTCATAATCAAAGGCGCCAAGGTCGACGAGAAGTTCAGAAGAAAAATCACTGACTACTTCGAAAAGAAGGTTAGAGGTAACACCATGAAAACTATGGTGTTAACACTCAAAAAAGACAACACTGCAAGAAGCGTAGACATCGAATTCAGAAGAATTGACGCAGAGCACAAGGAAGCAGATTTCTTAGAAACAAAGCGTCAAAACGATCAATCTATCATGACTGCCGAAGGTGTTTCATCTGCACTATTAGCCATCAACGAATCGGCTTCACTAGGTTCTGGGAAAGGTCTTAGCCAAGCAGAGCTTTATAAAGACAGAATTGTAGTTCCTTCTCAAAAGTACTGGGAAGACAAATTAAACAAATTATTCCGATTAGGTTTAGGTGTAACCGCAGCAAATATAGAGTTCGATCCTTTAGATGTAAGAGACTCTTTAGCTGTCGCCCAGTCACTCAATATACTGATGTTAAACGGTCTTCTTAGCATCAACGAAGGAAGAAGAACTCTAGGCTACCCTCCAATCAAAGGTGGAGACGAAGCCTTCGTAAGAGTGAGAGAGGGAAGTGCCGTTAAGGTTTCAGACCTTCCAAATATCACCTCAAGATTAATGGACGAAAACATAACGTACGACAGCAGCGGCAAACCAAAGGACATTGAGATTGAATCAGAAGAATCAGGCAATGACTCGACCATCGAGAGTGTCTAACTCTTTTAACCAAGAAACACAAGTGTTTTTTGACCAAAGTCTGATTATCCTCTATAATAAAGAGCGGAAACAATTCTACACAAAGGAACATAAAATGGAAATTTTAGCACTTTTCGAAGGAAACCTAGTTAGACTTTCAGTAGGCTTCATTGCAGGCTTTGTAGTTGCTTGGTTGCTCCCTAGCCCAAAGTTCATCACTAAGTACTTGGGCAAGAAACAAGTTTGATCTAATTCTCGCACAGGAAAAGGCCTGCTTGGAAGCTTCGAATCTTCTGCGAGAACTTGCGGTGCTAAGCTTGATAGATTTATCGTAGAAGAGTTATAGATTCTCTACTCTGTTGTTAGGAGGTGACCTTATCTCTTAGCACCGCCCCTTTAACTTTCAAATAAACAAACCGAGGAGTTTTCAAATGGCATTCACTACTTACGTAACTAGCACAGTTACTCAAGGAACTTTCACTATAACCAACACCGACTCATACACAACGGATCAAGTGTCAAAGATCCAAGAGTCTGTAGCCACAGGAACAGCCGACCAAGAGATCAGTCTAGCAGTTGACATCTCAAAGCTAAAAGCATTTTCAATGCAATCCTCTCAAGCAATGACAGTCAAAACAAACTCTTCAGGTTCTCCTCAAGAAACATTCACACTAGCCTCAGGAAGCCCAGTAGTTTTTGTAGATGGAGACACTGCTATTTTCTCAGGTGATGTTACAAGTTTGTTCATCACAAATGCAAGTGGCTCATTAGCTACATTCAACGTAATCGCCGCAATCGACAACTAAACAAAACCAAATAAACACTGCCTTTACTAGGTAGTGTTTTTGCGCAAAGGGAGCAAAGATGACATTTTTATCTTTTACAGGACTCGGCCCGGCAGGCCCGGCAGGCCCGGCAGGGTCAGACGGAACAAACTCACCTGCGGATACAGGCGCTGCATACGAAAGAGTATTCCAAGACAACTTACAAACTGACGCCACAGGGTTTACAAACTTTAACGGCGGAGTAACCAGCTATGACTCGGCTAACACCAGATTAGAAGTAACAGCTTCGAGTTCAGCTAGAGGTACTGAAGTACAATACACCACAACAGACGGTGTAGAGTATATATTAAAAATAAACGTAACATTAGGTGTTGATTTAGTTAGAGTATATAGTGAATGGGCGGATTTAGAAGCAAACCTCACTACCTCAGGCGTGCATGAAGTTAAGTTCACAGCCCCTGCCGGAGTAGGAGCATTTGGAGACCAAGTGATACTCGCTTCTAACTCAGCAGACACATTCTACATTAACTCCTTAGAGATTTTTGAAGTAAGACCTGAAAGACTTGATTACTCAAAATCAGATGTAAATACTCTTTTGGATCAAAAAGTAGCACTAGCGGATGTCCCCACTGTTTACTCTGAGATATTCTCACAATCAGAGTCTATAGATACAAACATCTACTCTACGTTTGGCGGAGCATCTGTTAACCTATCATCTGGGCAGCTTCAGGTAACAAATATAGACACTAATGCGGGTATAGGAGCATACTACGGACCAGGAGGTTTGGCTACAGATTACGATTTCATAGAAATCTACTTAGATATTGAGATCCTAGACAACCCTGTCTACGTTCAATCCAGATGGGGTGACTTTTCAACAGGCAAGACCATCTCCACGACTGGAATATATTATTTCAAGCTGGCTATAACAAACAAGTCAACAAGTGGAATAAACAAGCTGGCAATCTCCTCTGCAGTCACCGGGCCTACGTCTTTCAACTTAAATGCCATCTCCTTTAATCATTGTGATGAGTTTTTCGACGGGTTAAATCACGTTATAATAGGACAAAACGCAAACTCCACCAAGTCGACCGACGAAGCCAAAGGAGTAATCATAGGCTACAACGCCTACTCTAACCAAAACAGAACAACAGCGGTAGGTTATGAAGCCAAGTCTGACTGGACTGGGTTATATAAATCCGGAGCCCTCGGTATTTTCGGTTGTGCTAGTGGTGATGAAACCATAGCAATAGGTGAATTAGCATATGCAGGAGGTTGGAGAACCTCAGCAGTAGGTGCTAACACAGCAGCTTTAGGTCAGTCCTCCTGTGCATTTGGAGCAGGTGCTGTAGCCTTATCGAGCCACGGAATAGCATTTGGTAGAGGGACTTACGTCCCCTCTTATGAAATGATGTATGGAAATCCCACAGACGTTCAAACAGTGATCGGCGGTCAAGAAATCTACTTCGAAAACTCTTGGGGTCACAAGTTTAACACACCAATTTCCGACATTACTATTGGAGATCAAGATCCTGAGAACACAACCATTACGTTACACGGCCAAGATGCTTTTGATGCAAGATTCCCAGCTTGGGATGTAGCGACAACGTATACACTAAACTCTCCATTTCTAGCAAGCGATGCAACCATTGTACAACACAATGGAAAAGCGTACAAGTCCCTGCAAACATCAACAGGCGTTGAACCAGGAGTTACATCTGGCTGGGAAACATCTTGGGTAGAATTCCAAGACGTACCTACATCAGGAACAGGGTCAGGTGTTCCTTCAGAATTCGACGTAAACGGAGGTCACATCAGACTGGCAGCTGGAAGATCGACTGGTTCTGGAATAGGCGGAACCGCAGGATTTCAAATTGCAAATGGAGTAACTGCAGGTCAAAACATCAAACAGGTTCTTGTTGACGCTCTTGTAGTAGATGCCGATGCAGGAGGCGCAGAGACTCATGTAATAATCAAAGACACGTCAGGCAATCAACTACGTGTTGGAATTGGTGCAGCGGACTCTGCAGGAACAGGGTTTAGAACACTAAGAGTGCCAAACTAATCAATAGATATAAGACTGAAGATTCCACTCATACCTCATCATTTTAAAAATTAAAAGGAATTAAAGTGACATATATACGTTTTTCAGGCATAAGAAACACCAGTTTAGAAATATCAAGAGACCATATTCAAGGGTATTATGGTCTACTTTCAAACTTCTACTTCACAGGTGGAATTGCCACCCCAACAACAATAGCTACTGAAGATGTAGGGCAATGGCTTGACGTCAATTTGACAGTAGATCCACAGGGTCTTTTTGACGAAAGAGTAACTGCGATGAAAGATGCAAACGCATCAGGTCATATAGGTGCAGGTACTCAAGCAGATCCTATCGTATTTCTACTAGAAGGCCTAGAAACTTCTTCACACGCAAACGTCCGTGCATCTTTAAGCTTCAATCCAGATGAGGATGGCGGTAGACTAGACAGCAGATTATGCTTCAATAGACACACAGGCTCAACACCCTCAGAAGATTTCCACATCGAAGGCTCTTCTATAGCTATGGAATCGGGTGCTGAAGAGGATTACTCAGGAGCGCCAAGTGTTCAGTTTTTCATTGGAGACACAATCGACACTAACGGTGTCGGAGACGCAGGAAAAGCTAGGTTCCAAATAAGATCAGACGTTGCAGGTGTTCTGTCTATGAACGAGATTGCATTATTCATCCAATTCTAAATCTATAATTTAAAGAAGTTAATAAAAATGGCAATTAAAATATACTCAGATCTAAAAACAGGGATGATCTCTTTCGAGGGATCTACAATTCGTGACAAAGACATCGGCTCTGTGGAGGCCTTAGCTCACCCAACAGAATCAAACAGAGTAGTAATCAAATCTACAAGAGAGTTTAAAAGAGGATCTTCAACAGAGTATAGGGTTTACTTAAAAAGACTCAAGATCACTAGAATCCGAAACAAGGAAGGCCAACAACTAACCGCCGCTCCTTTAAATTATGATAGAACACAGATCCTAGCTTACTTAAACGAGCAGTTCGAGAAACCTGTTGTTAACGAATATTTTGAATACGACCCTACATCAGATAGGCTAATCGCTCAAAAAGATATTGAGGTTCGCAAGAGTGGCTTCTTCCTAGGCGGCAAGCACAAGATGGCTTCTGGTGCTTCTAACATTTACTACGAAGACTTAGATAACAAGGCTAACTCTTACCCAGTATTCGGTGAAGTCTTAGATCAGTCTCTAGCAGCTAACCAGCTCGCAGGCGAAGGTGTCACAAGACCTAAAAGTCGTATCTTCCAAGACTTCCAAAGCGTTCCTCTTGGAGGATCACCAGTTAATGATACAGCTATTGGTTACGATGGAGATAACTTCTTCCCATTCAATATCAGTGGTGTTGGTATCACAACTAGAGTTGCTGAAGTGGTTGCAGCCGACCAGCAGCTAAAGTACGAGATTGTTGTAAACGACATCTCGGTATACGTTCAATACCTTGAGCATAACGGCCTTGCTATAAATGAAGACCTCACTTGGTACTTCGACCATCCTCTAGACATTGAGAACGGCACAACACTCCGTGCTACTATCTATAAAGTATCAACAGTAGACAATCAAGAGCAGAACGATGGTGTCCTACAGGTTTGCGAAGGTGATGCAACACCGACACGTTACCAAACAAACGTACTCAACAGATTCTTTTCAGACGAGCCTATTGCTCTTAAGAGTGACGTAGACGCCCTTCTAAGCGGATCTACCTACAAAGGTTCTTACAATGGTGCTACTGCAAGTCCAACACTCCCTACAGGAACAGATGTACTTGGTGATTTCTACCGAGTAACTGCTGCTGGTGGTGGATACGCTACTGGCGATATCTTGGTATTCAATGGCACAGATTACGATCACATTGCAGAAGCAAACGCTACTCAATCTGACATCAAGAACTCTGGTCTAAAGATTCATGACATCTATGTTAAAGCTGGGTACGCTGGAACAGTCAAAGATGGCTCGGTTCTATACCCTTACGATGCTATTGAAACAGCTATCGGCTCGGCTAATGACGGTGACTCAATTTACCTAGAAGGTAACTTTGAGATTTCTGGAGAGATTACACTCCCAGCAGACAAGTCCTTATACTTATACGGTAGCGATGACGCTTGCATCTCCTTTACAACATTCGATGCTACTAACGGATCGCTTCTTAGATTTACAGGTACAGACAACACTAAAGAACTTAAGTTCAACAACATCACGTTTAAGAACGCTGGTGGTTACGGTCTTTACATCAAGAAGGCCGCTAAGGTTGAGATTGACGACTGTGTGTTTACCAACAACGGTTGGAACGGCACAGCATTGAACACGATCTTACCTTCGACAACAACAGCTTTACTAGGCTACGACTCGACTGGCACTGATCTACAAGCGTTCTACGCTGGGTCAAACGCCTCGAACGGTGGTGCTATGCGACTTGAGGAAATCACTCAGGTTCTCATCACTGGAAATACTGTCACTAAGAACCTTAGAGGAATCAGAGTTCAGGACTGTGGAGTCAACGGTGCTGGTGTTGTTACACGTAACCAAGTAACAGAGAACATCGAGTCGGGTATCTACTTGGCCGCTGGCGGAACTTACTACGGTTCTCAGAACATCACAGTAAGCATGAACGTCTCTGGGTACAACGCCAACAACGGACTTCTAGTAATTGGAGGTATCAACAACAAGTTCAGCCAGAACGAAGTTAAAGGTAACTGGAACGCCGGAGCATGTTTCTGGGGTACAGCTAACGTAACTCTACGCGACAGTGGTTTGTACGACAACAACCGCTCGGCAGTCAACGGCATCGGTAATCCTGGTGACGCTAAAGCCTCCATCCAAATCAACGAAGTCTACAACTTAACTGGAACTACAATCACATTGAATCCAGCAGCTAGATTTATAGCTGAGATTCTTGACACTCAAGTTCACTACACTGGCCTAGGCTCCAACACAGAGAAGATTGGTTTCTTAATCACCTCTGCAGTAGGCAGCTTGGCTGATAACCCTAAGAACATAATCAAAGTTGACGATGTAGGCTTTATCGGACAAGACTACGCCATCGACCTGAGCGAAGTAGACGTAAGTAACTTACGACTAGCGTTTGGTGACAACTCTTATCAGTCTATTGCATTAGGCGCTGTCAAAGCCCCCCTCGCTGGAAACTACAGTGAGTTGCCATTTAGCAACCACGTAATTAGTGTACCATCGGTTGACGTAGTTGTTGATACATTGAAGCAGACACTCTCTCTACATGAAGGTGTTGGCGGGAACGTAATCAATAGCTATCACATTAACGAACTTGTATCTAACGTAGTTGGAAGCAAGATTGACATCTTACTCAAGACCAGCGATAAGATTCAACTCCGTGGTCTTACCTTCGGAAACATCTACATCAATGGTGTAGTGGCGGGTAATGATCTTAACTCAGCCAATGATACATTGAACGCAGCGTTTACTATGGACTTGGTAAATTATAAGTCTTTCCTAGTATCTGAGGTAGGTATCAACGGCGATGCTTCTAGTGGTGGTAGCTTGCCCGCTATTGCAAACAATTGGTACATATCCT